ATGGAAAAAGAATTTAAATATTACATTGTACTTGATAAAGATGGAAAACGCGTATCTCCCGGATACCGCGAAGATGGTGATGTACCAGAAGATGTAAAAGAAAACGGGTTCTTAGTTACAAAATCTGAATTTGCAATGCTATTAAATGGTTATTATAGAGATCCAGAGACAGGAGAATATAAAGAAATACCGCCATATGAGCCAGGACTTGATGAATTAAAAGCTTCTAAGTTATTGGAAGTTGATGCTTGGACCGAAAGTAAAATTACAGGAGGTTTTACATCTGAATGTAGTGGAGAGATGGTAAGATACGATAGCGATAAGGATACGCAGCTCACGGTTTCTAGTGATCTTAATACAATCAATTCAGCTCCTGATAAATTTTCGGAATATTATCCAAATGGTTATCCGATGAGAGGTTATCCTGATGGTGGAACCGAAAAAACAATTCACTACCTAACTGTTAAACAACTCATTCAATGGAATGTAGATTTGGGATTACATAGAGGGGCCTGTAAGCAGGCAGGCTGGGAGAAACAAGCTTTGGTTGATGCTGCCGACAGCAAAGAAGCTTTAGATGCTATAATTTTAGAAAAATAATAGTGAAAGGATGAAAAAGCGCATAGATACTGCACTTTTATAATAAAAATTGATGAAAAAATATCATACCGAATTCAAACCGCCTGTAGAGTTGAGAAATCAAGGAATACAGGCTTTTTTGTTGCGTAAATTCGTGCCGGGTTAATACCACTCAAGGCTGTCAAATGAGGTCTATAGCCTTTTTTAGCTCATGGAGGGATTTATGGGTATAAACCCTCTTAGTAACTCCTTGACTGGCATGGCCGAGAATACGTTTGATTGCAGTTTCGTTAGCGCCAGCATTATCTAGCATGGTAGCGCAGGTGTGGCGGCATTCATGCGGCGTGTGTTTGCATTTGCTGGCTACCATTACGGCGTCAAACCGTGCCCGGTACTGATGATAGGTGAGCAGGCTGCCGTCGTCGTTGGTGATGAGGTGTTTGCCGGGCTGTTGCATCCAGAATTCGAAGAATGGCAGCGTCTTTTTAGATATAGGTACAGCACGGTTGCGACCAGCAGCAGTTTTTGATTCTCTAACTATAAAATACCTCTGTCGCAGTTTGACGTCTGTTTTAACGACAGATAGCAGTTCGGACGTACGAACACCAGCGTATATCATCATGAGCACAGCCATAGCCCATTTATCACCGAGTTTTTTTACTCTGTTTATCTGTCGAGTGTTAAAAGGCGTTTTAGGGTATTTCACTTTATGCTGATCGATATCGATGTATTGACTGATGTCTGCGGTAGGTGAGATGATCTCATACTTAACTGCGTAGGTGTAGCAATGGTGCAGTATTTGTCGCACTTTTTTCTGCATAGCATAGTGAGCGCCGGCGTTACGTGTATCACGAATAACAGCCTGCAGGTCACCGATTTTTAATTCGGCAAACTTCTTGCCATACAATCTATGGCAGTGTTTGTATGCCGAAAGGTAATTGACCTGTGTAGTTTTGGCCAGTTTTGGAAATCTCTCGGCCCGCATAAGCTCAAATACTTCCGAGAAAGTAATCAATGCTGGCGCGAAAAGAGAAGGGTTTTTGTGGTACTCGGCCAAAAGTGCTAACCCTTCTATTTCTGTGGCTGTATCACCGATTGATTTTTGACGGCCGTTAATTGTGACTTTTACAGACCATGGGCGGCGGCGGTTACCGTCAGTTCGTAGCACAACACTACCAAAGCCATTTGGTAGTTTCATTCGTTTTCTTTTTTTAGTATTCAAAATATCACTCTCCTTATGGAGATTATAGCAGGAGGTAAAATGCAGGAGTTTATAAACAGCTATTGGCAGCCGGCTTTATATACGCTGTTGGTTTTTATCGTTGCCAGATTAAGTAATAAGCTTTGGGTAGCAGTGGCGACAATGGTGATAAAGCAAAACTTGTACGAAAAGGCTCTTTTGGCCATATTGTACGATCGCTTGTTTCAACTTTGCCAGAATTACATCGCTGCTAAAAGGATTAGTACCGAGGAGTTAAAAAATCTGGAACATCTATACGAAAATTACCACCGTTTGGGTGGCAACGGTACCGGGACAGAATTGTACAATCGTTGTCGTGAGCTGCCATTAAAGGAGTGAAATCATGCTTGAAAAAATCAAAAAACTGATACAGTCAGGGCTTGATAAATTACCAAAGCTAAAAAGGACAGGCGGTAATTTATGGCTGACATATGCGGCGATAGGGTTATTGCTGGGGACTATTTTAATGTATATCGGGACTTGGGTATATTTTACTTTTTGGCTTTACAAGGCCGGCTTGGCAGAGTTAAGGGAGATTATTGTGATATTAGTCGGTGCACCGTTTATAACAGCACTCAGTTTGTTGCGTAAGGGTACTGTGGATAAGGACGGTAACGGCATTGCCGACGAGGATGAAAATGAACAGGAGGCAGAGAATAATGGGGGCAGTAACAAAAAGAATCACTTTAGATGAGCTGCGGCAGTTAGCAGCAAGGGCTAGAGGTAATATTGATAAGATCTATCTACATTGGTCAGCTGGTAATTATCACCAGTTTTTTAGTGACTATCACCTAAACATTGACAGCGACGGCGCTGTTATGGCGACAACCGATGATTTAACTGAATATAAGGCTCATACATGGCTGCGCAATTCTAGAGCTATTGGGATTGCTTTAGCGTGCTGTGTAGATGCTGTAGCCTATGCTGATGGTCGTGTCGATTTTGGAAATGTACCACCGACAGAGCTGCAGATAGATAGTATGGCAAAAGTTGTAGCTGTACTGTGTGAGGAACTTAGATTGGACATTAATGCCGATACCGTAATGACACATGCAGAAGCAGCAGACTTAGATGACTATGGGCCGGCAACAACCTTTGAAAGATGGGACTTGTGGAAATTACTAGACATACCAGGTGACGGAGAACTAAAGCCAGGCGGTGATGTGATCCGTGGTAAGGCGATCTGGTGGCATCATAATTGGTAAAAATTGTATAAGGAGGTTACTAACATGGAAAAAATAAAAGAATATTTAGCGAACAAAGTTTTTTTGGACTGGTATGATTATCGGTTTTACTTTAGGCGCACTGCATAATTATTTTGGGCTATAAGTTACAAGCTCTTTCAATTACTTTCAAGTAAATTTAACTTGACTGGTAAAAGTAAAATGCCAGTCAAGTCATTGCTAAATGGCTTTACCGTGCGGTTTATTTAAGTTGCTGGTAACTTGCATGAACTAAAATAATGACTAAAGTAATGACTTTTTCTCGTTCGTTTCTCGTACGAAGTGAGGTGGTGATGTATTTGTAAATTAAATTTACAGATAAAAAATATGTTGTTTTATTGACATAGGGGGGCCTATAAAGTAAACTATAAATACAGAAAGAATACAGAAAAAAGAAGACATCGCAATTTGGCGATTTTTATTTTTAGCAAATTTTAGATAGGTTTATTTGTTGTACCATTTTTTATGAATAGGAGGATGAAAGTATGGCTAATGTATTTGATGTTGCTAAATATATTCTTGAGAAAACTGGGACAATAAGCACATGGAAATTACAGAAATTATGCTATTATTCTCAGGCATGGGAATTGGCTTGGACTGGTAATCCTCTATTTGAAGAAGATTTTGAAGCTTGGAAGAATGGTCCGGTATGTCCGCAGTTGTTTGATAAGCACAGAGGTAGGTTTTGTGTTTCTGCAAGTGATATAGAAGTTGGTTGTGAAGATAATTTAAGGGAAGATCAAAAAGAAACAATTGATATTATATTGCAGGACTATGGGCATATGGAACCATATGAATTACGAGAGCAGACACATGCTGAAAGCCCATGGAAAGAGGCTCGCGGGAATTGTGGTGATGAAGATTACTGTGATACTGTAATTACAAAAGATAGCATGGGTGAATATTACGGTGCCTTGTAAGAAAAGAAAAAAAGAAACCAAACTTGGACAAGTTTCAAAAAACAAACAGACTGTAAGAAGCACTAACAGTAGCGATAATAGTAAAATTATATGGGCATTTGATAATTTAGATAATGATGGATGTTTTAAATTTGATGTAAGCAGAGAAGATTTTGAACATCAAGAAGTATTAGATAAAATTATAAAATATTCTAGTATGACTTGGCGTGAAATATTACAACAAACGCATGACGGAGGAAAATCTAAACATCATTTTTTGAGGTACGAATCGTTGTCTGGTGAAGCACAAATGCGCCTGCAATCCAAGAAACTTGAAGAAGCGAGTGATTCCATATTCTCTTTTGCGCTAACAAACTTATTGCGTATTATTGGAATAAGAGATAAAGAAAAGTTCCATGTATTATGGTATGATCCTGAACATAAGGTATGTTCATCAAAAAGAAGATAACTAAAAGCACTTTGCAAATTATGCAAAGTGCTTTTTTCTATGGAGGAATAACATGTATGAAAAAATTAAAAGTTGGATATCTAATAATCGCTTCCTTATTGGTTTGGGTGTTGGTGCAGTTCTTTTTATTGCCTGCCATCTGTTCAGCCGAGCCAGTTTATATGATAACGGAAACCGAGCTAATGACACTGGAACAAAACTCCAACAGGCAGTTGGAAATCAACAGTCAATTAGCCAAGAAATTGCAGATAGCCAAAGAACAGTTGAAAGTATCGGATCAGGAATCGACCGAAGCCAAACTGCAGAAAGAGCTGCTGCAGAAGCAGTTGACCGAGCTGGAAGCATCGTCGAAGAATCAAGAAAACTTACAGAAAGAAATCTTGAAATCCTTGCAACCGTCCGCACCAGGGGTCCTGCGGGAAGTAGGACTAAAAATTGATGTTGATCGCTATGTTACAGGTATCAGCTACGGGGTGAGCCGCCGGATAGGTAGCAAATACATAGGACTGCGTGGTGAATATGACTGGCAGGACAAAAAAGCTGGCGTATGGGTGACATACGCATATTAACGTGATAACTAACGTCATTTCATAAAGGTCGTTTTTTATAATATAATAACATAATCTTATGATATAATTCATATTGGGATGTGATAATAAATGATATTGTATAAGTATTTATCTGGTAACTTAATTAAGGTTATTCAAAATGCGCAGATAAGATATACGCAATTTGCAGAATTCAATGATCCTTTTGAGATGAAACCTAACATAAATAAAATTGTTACAGATGAAGAGGCGAAATTTCTTGTTGGGGAAAAGTTAAAAGAGTACGAAGAAGTGCTGTCGTTTCTTGAGAAAAATGATGGGACTAATCGCAAGGCTGTGTTTAATGCAATGATTTCTGGAATAGAGGATTTGACGCCGACATTTATACCAATGATAAAAAATCAGATGGAGAAAACTTTTAATGAAAAGATAGGCGTTTTATGTTTAACAGAATCAAAAGATAGTTTGTTAATGTGGGCGCATTATGCGGACCGTCATACTGGATATGTGATTGGATTTGACTGCAAAGATAAATGGTTTAATTGCAGAATTAGTAAAAATGATGATTTTAGAGATTTAAGAAAAGTTGAGTATATTGAAAATCGGCCTACTTTAACGCTTCACGATATGGAGAGTAAAGATATATTTTTTTGTAAAAGCAAGGAATGGGCATATGAGAAGGAGTGGAGAATAATAAAGCCACTAGATGCTGCAAATTATATTGAGCCTCGGAATCCATATCCTATATGTTTATTTTCATTCCCACGGGAAATAATTAAAGAAATAATATTAGGTTGTATGATAAGCAATGAAAATAAAAGCAATATATTAAAAATTTTGCGTGAAAATAAAGAATATAAAGACGTTATGGTGTATCAAAGTGAGCTTGATAAAGAGTCATATAAATTAAATTTTAAAAGGATAAAATAATTTGATGCAAAATAGTAAAAACCTACCGTAATCAGTAGGCTTATTTTAATGGTGTTTTTGTATAATATTGCATCGTTAATTTTGTGATTTCTGTCAACAATCTGTCAACAATAGGGTGTATTTTTGACAGATTGAGTTAGTTTTACTTAAAATGTATTTTTTTTTCGAAACGTAGTAGTGGCAAGGATTTAAAGCCTTTTTTAAAGCGTAGTTAGTAGTGTTAAAAAGTGCCTAAAGGGATTTCGGGTACAAGAGGCCGTGAGTTCGAATCTCGCCGCCCCGACCACTTAAAAAGTTAGCCGCAGAGCGTATCTGCGGCTTTTTTATTTTGTTTTAAAGGAAGTATTTAAAGTGATTTTTGCTGGAGCAGTGAAAAAATTTCCCATAGTGTTTCTTTTCAAATAGCTATCTGAATTTTACCAGATACGCCATATAACAAAACCATAATATAAAAACATAAATGATCAGTCTTGAAAGAGAAATCATAAAATAAACCCTTCTTTATTTCAAAAGTTAAGCTATATTGTTGTAGCTATTAATGGTGACTTCTTGTTTATCAATTATGATATCATGCTCTTGTCAAAGAAAAAAGCCGACATTCTGCTTTTATTTATTTACTAAATGTTGGCAAGCTGTTTCACTGCCTGTGGTTTTCTCCAAAGCTGCAGTTTGTATCAAGATTGATTTCGAAAATACGTGCCCAGGGCAGGTTTACATTGATGTCGATACCTGTTAAATAATAATTGCTGTCGTTATTGCGATAAAAAGGTGTACGGCCAAGGTCTCCATATAGAAGCTGAATCTTTTGACGCTGTAAAAAGCCACGAATAAGCGTTTCTGCAAAAAACTTGTTTTCTCCCAAATCAGTTGGCTTATAGCCTTTCAGTTTCAGTAATGTAGTTAACTGTGCATGCATTAATTTCTGATAGGCATAATCATCAAGTAAACGTTCAACTGTGAAGTTCAGATTTTGGGCATATAGTGACGGATGTTCTGATTGCGGTAATCGGTGCAGCTGGCCGGTAAATAATGTTGCTTGACTAAGCGCGGTTCCCAGTGAATTACTTAAAGTATTCCAGCCTGAAAAAGCTGCCAGCCTGCTGAGCGGTACTTTAGCCTCCAAAAGCTTAGGTATTAAAAGTTCGTTTTCAGTATAGTTGGCCGTAAGATCAACCAGCGCAATGTGGCGGTCTGATATAAGCAGGGTTTTAAGTTTTTGCAGCATAGCTTTATTAGGCTGATTGTCATCGTCGCCGCAGTGTACGAATAAAATAAAGTCGGCGACAGCAGCATCATCTGTAAGCTGACCGCCGATAAAATTTATTTTGTCCCGGATGCTTGCGTCAACAGAACAGGGCATATAGGGCATGATTTTAGCTGCGACTTTAGGCGAGGAATACTCTACAAAAATGCGCGGTTTGTAATTATACAGTTTATTATAATATCTGGTCAGCAGTAAAACTGATATTTCATCAGCTCCACTTGTAATAAGCCCGCTGGAACCTAAATCTGCATGTTTCATATATGCCAGCGCATGATTAGCATTACGATTAGGAAGCCCGAATGGCTGGGCGTCGTCCTGCCCTATAGCCAAAGTCAGACCGTCTGCGCGTGCCAGCTGGACCAGTTTTTTGTTAAAACTGTCGTTATCGGCATACAGACTGCTGTACTTCGTTTTAATATCATCCGGTATGCGTGCATCGATCGCCAGCAGCTGCCTGGTAAAGTAAGGATCGCCGAATGTTTCTGCCATATCCTTTAATGTTGCATAACGCATCAGATGCCATTGATACCAGCTGTCCGGTATAAGCTGATCGCTGACCAGCAATCTTGGAATGACGGAAAAAAACGCCATATCGATTTGTGGGTTGAGAGCATGCTGTTTGTTTACGAAAGTCAAAAACTTTTCTTCATCGTTAATTGTTCCTAAAGGTACGCGTGAGCCCAGCAGACTGCCGTGTACTAAAAGATCAGCTGATAAAATTGCGGCTGGATGCTGCGGCATTTCATTTTTCAGCCAGGCAAACAGTTTTTCTTTATCAGCAGGTGTGTTATAATTGTCAAGAAGTTCTTGCGGCGGTGTAATCACGTTGATAGAAGCCAGTGCTCCCAGTTTTCTGACCATAGCGCTGCAGGGAGGGCGGCTGTCTAACGGAGCCAGCAGCAGCGAAGTATCGGCTTTTACAGGCTGAGGCGCAAATGGGACAGTTGCAGGCATACCGCCGAATAATTCATAAAAATAGGCGCAGAGCAGCAGTAATGCGAGCAGAATAAATTTTTTCTTGTTCAT